TGCTTCTGGTGGGCATTGACTGCGCCCTGATCTGGCACGGCTTCAACAGCAGTGTGAGCTTTGCGGAAATGGCAAACCAACTGTGGGATGACGAAACCCAGGCTCTGTTCGCCTCGATCATCGCCTTCCACTTTGGCGGCAGGGCGTTTGGCAAATGAAGCTCAGCCCAGGGGCCATCAAGGTCATCTGTCACCATGAAGGGGTGCGGTACAAGCCATACCGATGCCCAGCACAGCTTTGGACAATAGGAGTAGGTCATGTTCTTTACCCAGATCAAGGCAAGCTACCAATGGATCAAAGAGGGGCTTACCAGCTTCGGCCAGAAGATAGCCGCACGTTTTCAAAGGAAGAAGTAGATGGGATTCTCAGAAGCGATCTTGCAAGGTTTGAGCGTGGAGTGGCTCAGTTCTGCCCCGTTCCCCTTACACAAGGTATGTATGATAGCCTTGTTAGCTTTAGTTTCAATGTCGGTCTTGGAACACTCCAGCGTTCAACGCTTCGTCAAAAGCTTCTTCGGGGCGATAAAGCGGGTGCTGCGGATGAGCTATTGAAATACTGCCTGGGAGGTGGGAAAATACTCAAAGGGCTTCAAAATCGGCGCATTGATGAACGAGCCATGTTCTTGTCATAAGGTAGATCATGCCACTCAAAAAAATTCAACTCAGGCCCGGTGTAAACAGAGAAAACACACGGTACACCAATGAGAACGGGTGGTATGACAGCGACAAGATTCGTTTTCGCCAAGGTACGCCAGAGAAGATTGGCGGCTGGGTTCGTATTTCTGCCAGCACATTTGTTGGTATCTGCCGCTCTCTGTGGGCCTGGGTAACGCTGGGCGCTGCCAACCTTTTGGGGGTTGGCACAAACCTGAAGTTCTATATTGAGAACGGCGGGGCTTACTACGACATCACCCCGGTCAGATCGTTATCCACGCTGACCAACCCGTTTGCCACCACCAACGCATCAACCACCGTCACTGTGACGGATGCCGCTGGCGGGTACATCACCAATGATTACGTCACGTTTACAGGTGGAACGGCAGTGGGTGGCCTGACCATCTCAGGCGAATATCAGATCACTGTTACGGGCGCAACCACTTACACCATCCAAGCCGCATCTGCGGCGACATCCACTGCCACTGGCGGGGGCACTGTCTATGCCGTGTATCAGATCAATGTTGGCCCTGCATATGCAGTTCCTTTGGCAGGCTGGGGCGCAGGCCCGTGGGGTTCCGGAACGTGGGGGTTTGGTACAACGTCCACTGACTCCCTGCGTCTATGGAGTCAGTCCAACTTTGGCGAAGACTTGATCTTTGGCCCCCGAGCCGGGCCAATCTATTACTGGGACGCTTCGATTGGATTTCTTGGCTCTACCTTCACTGTGACAATTGCCGTCCCTGGCGTGCTGTCCACCAGTTTAAACCTCACAAATGGAACAGCTTTGACGTTGACCACCACCGGGGCTTTGCCCACTGGCCTACTGGTGGGTACGGTCTATTACGTTGTAAACGTGTCTGGTACGCAGTTCAGCCTTGCCGCCACCTATGGCGGGTCGGCTATAACCACCACCGGAACACAGTCGGGCACTCATTCATTCTCCCCTAGAGGCGTTGCCCTGACAGCTTTGGGGGGCGGGTCAGACGTACCCACCATTCAGAACTTTATCCTTGTGTCCGATGCAAGCAGGTTTTTGTTTGCTTTTGGAACAAACGACTACGGAACGGCAACGCAAAACCCAATGCTGATTCGCTGGTCAGATCAGGAGGCTCCGGTAACCTGGACTCCAGTCGCCACCAATCAGGCTGGTAGCTTGCTTCTCTCCCATGGCTCAGAGATCGTCACCGCTATACAGTCCCGGCAGGAGATATTGGTGTGGACAGATTCCTCCCTGTACTCTCTCCAGTACGTTGGGCCACCTGTTGTGTGGGGTTCCCAGCTTGTGGGAGATAACATATCAATCGTGTCTGAAAACGCAGTTGCCTATGCAAACGGTGTTGCGTACTGGATGGGCGTGGATAAGTTCTACAAATACGATGGCCGCACGCAGACGCTGAATTGCGACCTGCTCCAATACGTATTTAACAACGTCAACAAGCTTCAGTTCCAACAGGTGTTTGCCGGGACGAACGAGGGCTTCAATGAAATCTGGTGGTTTTACGTCAGCAATGACAGTCTGGACTACACCATCGACAGCTATGTTATCTTCAACTACTCAGAGAATCAGGGTCAGGGATGCTGGTACTACGGGTCACTTGCTCGTACAGCGTGGTTAGACACTGGCTTACGGGATAACCCCTTGGCCGCTACATACAGCTACAACATCGTCAACCATGAGCAGGGCGTGGATAACTCTGAAACAGCAACGACTCTGCCCATTGAGTCCTTCATCACCTCGTCTGAGTTTGACATAGAGGACGGGGACAGGTTCGGGTTTATCTGGCGGGTGCTGCCTGATATGAAGTTTGTTGGCTCCACAGCCGCAAACCCACAGGTCACCATGTATCTCAAACCCATGCAGAACTCTGGCTCTGGGTACAACAACCCCACATCCTTGGGCGGGTCTGATAACGCCACAGTCACTCGCACGGCAACGGTTCCAATTGAAGCGTTCACTGGTCAGGTATACATTCGTGTGCGGGGCCGTCAGGTGTCCATGGAGTACAGATCAACAACCTTGGGTGTGCAGTGGCAGGCTGGATCACCACGGATCGACATTCGCCAGGACGGCAGACGCTAATGGCTACGGTCATCACCCGGTTCCTACGCAAGTTTGTAGCGCCTGCGTTACCTGCGTCCCCGCTTGAATACATCCGCACGGATGAGGATCAGTTCCGCAACATCCTGCGTTTGTACTTCAACCAGATTGATAGCACCTTTGGGAATCTGCTGGACACAACCGGGGGTAAGTACGTTAACTTTCCCTACGGGGCGTTTTCCAGCGATCAGGATCAAACTACCACGGCCAACACGGCCACGTTGATGACTCTAAACACCACGGACTTTGCCAACGGGGTAAGCATCAGTTCATCCGAAATTACGGTGGAGAACGCCGGTATATACAACCTCCAGTTTTCAGCGCAGTTCCAAAACACCGACACCGCCTTTCAGGATGTTTACATCTGGTTGCGGCAAAACGGGGTAGATATACCGGGTTCAACTGGCTTTGTATCCATCCCTAACAGACACGCTGGAACAGATGGACACACAATTGTCGGTTGGAACTATTTTTTGAGTATGGCAGAGAATGATCACATTGAAATCTATTGGTCTGTGTCCAATGCTGCTGTGAGCATCCAACATCTTGCCGCCTCTGGCACTCCCACTAAGCCATCAACCCAATCGGTTGTGGCTACGCTTTCGTTTGTCTCAGCTTTACCGGTAGCATGATATGAAAATGACCATCAAAGAAATCCTTGCCGCCGATCTGGCAAAGAACTACAAGGGTGAAGATTACAACATTGATACATACTACAAGGGTTTTAAATTGTTGATTGATCGAGGTACAAAAATGTACCGGGTGGGAAATACCATTTACATGGTTGATAAGTCGGGGAAAGACACCGTTGAATTTCACACATGCAACGCAGAATTTTCACTTGATGCAGTAAAAAACACCAATACTTTTTTTAAACGCTTAAAAACGGACGGGGTAAAAAAGGCAATTGCATATTACGACAACCCAAAAATAAATGCCCTTGCACAACACAGCGCCTTCCCAACTAAAACTAGCAAAGTTGATGAAGGTAAATATAAAACATATAAAGCGGAAGTGAGTCTGTAATGGGAGCGGCAGATCAAGCATCAAACGAAGTTTCAAAAACACTGGGCACGGACAGCGGCACGGCTGGCACTGCAAAACTTGCATCTGACGCAAAATCATCAGTAAGCCAAGCCCTATCCGACTTTGACAAAACCGTTGGCATATCTGCCGTAAGTCGGGAGGCAACACAGTTTTCTAAGGACATTGGCTTAACTGGCGCTGTCAAGGAGGTGTCAGATGTTGTACACGGCATTGGCAAGGCCGCTGAAAAAGACCCGCTTCAGTATGCCGCCATTATTGCCTGTATTGCGGCGGCTCCGGCTACGGGTGGCGCTTCCTTAAAACTTATACCTTATATCCAGGCCACGGCCAAGGTAACGAGCAAAGAAACGTCCGTTGAGGACATGATCAAAGAGGGTGCAAAAGCCTATGTTATTTCTTCGGCTTCTGCGGCGGCTGGAGACTACGTTGCAGGCGATCCGGTCACTGGGGATATAACGGGCGGCTACGTCCCTGCAACTGGTGTAACTGGCGCAACTGGCTCCATGGCAGTGGGTAAGGCGGCTGGGAATATATCCGCAAATGTTATTGCCAATGCCGCTAAGGGCGGCAAGGCCACGGTAGGAGAGATTGTTGCGGCAGGCGTATCTGATGCGGGTCTGGCATATCTTGCAAAAGAATACACCCCGAATTGGACAAGTCTTACGCAGAAAGAACAAGTCGCCGCTATTGATGGCGTAAAAACTGTGCTGGGCGATAAATCTGCGGCCTCCAAGCTTGTAAATGATGCCCTGTATTCTTCTATTCAAGCCGCCTCAAAGGCCGCAATGGCCGTGGGCTATGACAACCCCTGGCAAAAGCAAGCGGCAGAAGAAGGTGGGTTCACGGATGCCAAGACGTTTAAAGCCGCAGACAAGCTTGGCATTACCAACATCGGAGAATACGATGAGGCAATCAAAGGTGGGTTTGCCAGTGGCGATGAATTGCGGGAAGCCAAGGGCTATGGCATAGCCAACAGAACAGACCTGATGGATCTGAAGGCCGGTGGCTTTGATGACCTTTTCCAATTAAATGAAGCACGGGCTGGTGGCTTTACAGAAAAGAATGACTTTACTGATGCCAAGTATTTGGGCATTGCCAGCTTAGACCAATACAACAAGTACAAAGACGGCCAATGGACTGACCCCGAAGAGTTTAAACAAGGGGTGGCAAAAGGGTTTACCGATAAAACAACCTATGACGATGCCACCACCAGAGGGTTTGAAACTCAAGCGGACTACACCAAAGGTACGGATCTTGGCTTCAAAACAGGCCAGGACTTTAAACTAGCCACCGACAATAACATTGATGCCAAAACATGGAATGAGAATAACGACAAGTCCAAAACGGCTGGGTGGGATAACTACGCAGACCAAGTAAATGCTGAAAAAATAGGTTTTACAAACCCTGACGAGTATAAATATGCCAAGGCTGTTGACCTTGAGAATGAAGGGTCAGACATAACCCAGAATTACTTTGCCTCACAGATAACAGAGGTTGGCGAGGACTTATACGCTTTGCCAGAAAACGCAGGTCTGTATAACGCCAAAACCGGAGAGGTCACGGACTTTGATGGCAAGGTGATTCACAACATGTTTGAGGGCATCGTCAAAGAAATAAACAAGCTGGATGTCAATCAGTTTGTACAGAGACCCAGAGCCACCACAGGCCCCACAGGCCCCGCAGGCCCTACATCTGCCACGGACGCATTGTCCCAGGCGGCACAGGTCATCCCAGACTATCTACAAGACCCCAGCCAGATTGCCAAGCGCAAGGAGCGGGGCACACCTTACTCAACAAATCCTGAATACAGCGTGTTGAACCCGCAGGCCCCATTGGCCCAGCCGACTCAACCCCAACAGAAGCCGCAACCCCTCGCATTGCCCAACCCGGAAGTGGTGCAATCGGGGCTGTTTTCTGGTATTCTTTCCCCGTATAACCCGCAGCAAGGTGGCCCCTATGGATGACGAAGAAGACTTTTCCCGCTATTTTACGGATGAGGCCGAGCAATCAAACTACAACGCACCTGCGCCGTCTGATTATTCCCGCTATTTCACGGATGAAGCGGAGCTATCAAATTACAACACTTCTGCGCCATCTGGACTCACACGGTCTTATGCTGCGCCATCAGATCAAAACTATGTTGCGCCTTTCGATATGTCAACATATCAAGACCCTGAAATTACTCAGTACATGAGGCAGGCATCAGGCGGGGATCCTGAGAGCGCAATGTATTCTGATCTTCAGAAAATGATGCAAGATAGACAGGTGGTTGGACAGGCCAATCAAACTGCTCCAGGCGGTGATCAACCAACCAAACTCAGTCCCTTTGATGCCCAAACAGAATTTGATCCAAACTCTGAGCAAGCAAAAAAATATCTACTTGATAAAACAAACTTGCTGAAGGGTATTCAGTCTGCGTTGCCTGGGGCAAAAAAACAAGTTGACGCAGGTCAAATGTCCAAGAAGGACATGTTGTCCCTGCTCATGCCCATGCTGTTGGCAATGATTGCCAAGAATCAAGGCGGTGGTGGGTCTGGCATGTCTGCGGCCCAACAGGCCACGCAACCGAGTATTCCAAACTTGACCGCCAAGCGGGAAATGACCCCCTATGCCCCAACTTCCCGTCCGGGCGCTGGTGGCAATAAGTACTTTACCAAAACTGAATACAAGGCCGCTGGTGGCGGTATAGGTGACCTTGGTGGCTACTCAGATGGCGGTAGGCTATTAAAAGGCCCAGGGGATGGTGTTTCTGACTCAATTCCTGCGAAAATAGGCCAATCACGACCAGCGAGGTTGTCTGATGGGGAGTTCGTTATCCCCGCCCGTATCGTTTCAGAACTTGGTAATGGCTCCACAGAGGCTGGGGCAAAGAAGCTCTACGCAATGATGGACAGAGTCAAGAAGGCCCGAAATCATAAAAACATTGCCGCCAACACCAAGGCCGACAAACATTTACCCGCTTGAGGTTTAAACATGGCAACTCCCCCTACCGCAACCCCAGGAATGACCACCACCGTTGGTGGTACAACCTCATCTGGCCTATCTGATTGGGCGCAACCGTACATTGTTGGCACTGAATCTGACCCCGGCTACCTGACCAAGGCAAAGGCTGAAGGCAACAAAGATTATGAGGTTTATGGTGGGCCATTGACCGCAGGTACATCTGATCTTCAAACCAAGGCGTTTCAAGGTATTGGTGGGCTATCGGTTCCAAGTTCAATTGGTACAGCCGCAACCACGGCGGGGAATGTGGCAAACAAGTTTGCAGGGATGAGTTACAACCCAGCGCAGTTTGGCAATCAATTCACTGCACCGGGCGCATACCAAACTGGTCAGTTCACAAATCAGTACCAAGCCCCGGACGCTTATCAGGCAGGTCAGTTTGACACCAGCACCTTTGGTGCTGACCAAGCCCAGCAGTACATGAACCCGTACTTGCAGTCTGCGTTGAATCCTCAACTGGAAGAGGCCCGTAGGCAGTCACAGATTACCCAGTTGGGCAACCAAGCCAAAGCAACTCAAGCCGGGGCATTTGGCGGTGGCCGTCAGGCAATCATGGACGCTGAAACCCAGCGTGCTTTGGGATCCAACCTTGCCAACATTACCGGGCAGGGATACAACACGGCCTATGACAAGGCCATGTCGCAGTTCAACGCTGACCAAGCCCGTCAGATGCAGGCCCAACAAGCCGGGGAGCAATCTAGGCAGTTTGGCGCAACTCAATCGGCTACAACCGCTGACCTTATGGCGAAGTACGGCCTGTCTGCACAGCAAGCGCAGGAAGCCTCACGACAGTTTGGTGCAGGTCAGGCCATGACTGCCGCCCAACAGGCCGCTCAGTACGGTTTGGCAGGACAGCAAGAGGCAGAGAAGTCCAAGCAGTTTGGCGCAAACTACGGCCTGGAATCCTTGAAGAATCAACTTGCCGCCGCACAGGCGCAGGGTCAGTTGGGCCTTACCGAGAACACGGCCAACCTTGCCAACCTCCAACAACAACTCACTGCGGGTGAAGCACAGCGCAGGATTGAGTCCGAGGGGGTTAAGGCTGACCTGGACGAATTTAATGTGCAACGTGAGTTCCCGTATAAACAGATTCAGTTCCAGCGGGACATCCTGTCGGGCCTGCCAGTGTCTGCGATCACATCCCAGGCCCCACAGATGAATGATGTGGCGGCATTGGTTGCAAGCATGGGCGGCATGCCAAAGATGCTGGACACCGCTGCCACCAATCCGTCCGTGAAGAAACTTCTCAAATACCTGGGACTTGACCTAGACGAGGCCGTGTAATGAATCTGATACAAGTACAAGACCGCTTAAAGGACATGCCTACACAGGCAATCATGTCCTATGCCAATGGATCAAACCCGGACGTTCCTCCTTACCTTGCTCTAGGTGAATTGAACCGCAGAAAACAGATGGAGCAAAAGCAGGTGCAGGCTCCACAAGGCACGGTCAAAGATCAGATAGAGCAGTCCGTCAAGCTTGCCCAGGCCCAGAAGGCCGCACAGGCCCAAGGTCAGCAGAAAATGACTGAAGCCATGGGGGCACAACAGTCTCCTGTCCCCGGTGGTACACCACAGCCACAGGAGCAACCTGAAGCTGGCATTGCCCAATTGCCCACAGGCCCCATGAATTTCCGTGATGGCGGGATTGTTTCATTTGCAAACGAGGGTTTGGTGCGTGGCGAAGATGAAGACTTTGAGACGTACAGGAGTAGGGTGTTGAGCGCCGAGAAAGCGGCGCAGACGGCACGGGAGAATGACGAAGTAATGGCGCAAGAAAGCGCAAGGCAGAAGGCGCTACAAGGCCGAGAGAAATTCCCAATTTCGCCCTTTATGAAAAGACCGCCTGATATGCCAACCCCGTCATATGAGCGTTTAAAAGCCTTAGATACATCAAGATATGTGCCTGAAAGCACTGAGCGTGCAACCACATCTACGGATGATGTAAACGCAATGATTAGCGGAAGTCAACTTGGGCAAGCACCAAGAGCACAGCGTGGGCCAAGCGCTGGCCCCCGTGCTCCAAGTTCTGGTGACGCTGGCAGGGCTGGTGGTACTGGCGGGGGTAGAGCGCCCGGTGGAGCGCCACAGGCCGGTGCGCCAGCGCAAGATGATGATCTGGCAATGTTGAGAAAGATGCGTGATGAACTCAAAGCGCCCACGCCTGTTGACAGGGATGCTGAACGGGCTGCATTTGCCAAAAACAATCCGTACCTAAACACTCAGCCCGGATCAAAGCTGGAAGAAATGCACACAAGGATTACACAGCGTGACGAAGAAGATCGTGCACGGTTCCTGAAGAACGAGGAAGAGCGCAAGCAAGGTCGTTTAAACAGAGGATTGATGGCTGGTGCAGAAGCTACCCGAGGCCAGGGCGGTATTGGCGCTTTGGGTTCATTCTTTATGGGGTTCAACAAAGCTGGCGAGGCAGAGGACGAGTCTGCAAGAACCCGGATGGATGCTCAACGGGTCATGGAGCGTCAACAGGAAGTTTTGCGTGCTGAAGTCATGGACAAGATTGAAAGCGCCAGACGGGCTGAAGCACGGGGTGACTTTGCCACCGCTATTCAAGACAAGAAGGATGCCGCCACAGCCACCGCTAAACTGGCCGAAACAAGGTTTACTTACCAACAGGCCATTACAACTGCGGCTGAAGCAAAACGTCACAACATGACCACGGAACAGTTCCAGCGTGAGCAGTTGCATTACACAAGAGTGGCCGCTGAAAAGGGGCCTCAGATTGAACAGAACTACAATTTCATCCGCAAGGCCAGACCTGATCTAACACCTGCCCAAGCATATGAGCAGGCAGTTTCGTTAAGTCCTGGCGGCATTGCTGGAGAGAAGCTTCAGTCCAGGGAGATGAATGAGGCAGAAAAGGAGTTTGCAAAAGATCCTTTAACCCCAGGATTGGCCCAAAAGGTCAATATGGCAAGGTTTAGCGAAAATAAAGCCAAAATTAAAGCGGCAGAAGATGAATACGAAGCACACAGGAAAAGGTTTTACAAAAATAAAAACCTACCTTTACCGGAAGGATCTGGTGGTACTGCTGTAGATCTCAGCCAATTTGGTACGCCACAAAAAGTTAAAGGCTGAACATGCCGACTTACAGAATTGCCGCTCCGGACGGGAACAGCTACGACATAGAAGGCCCGGAAGGCGCAACAAAAGCGCAACTTGTACAGGTATTGCTTGCCAAGAATCCATACGCAGGTCAAACAACCCAGGAACTCAAAGAAGCCCCAAGCGCCCCATCCAAACTCAAGGATGTGGGCATCGCCGCCCTCACAGGCTTGGCAGGTGGCGCTCAGTCCCTGACTGACCTATTTGGCGCAGGGAACATTGCATCCAGGGGCCTGTCCAGCGTTCAGCAATCAGCGCAGGAAGGTCTATCAGAGGCCCGTAAGGCAGAGATTGCCAGGGACGAAGAACTGAAGAAACGTGCTGAAGGTAGCTTCTTGGACGAGGCTGGCGCTGGCTTTCGTTCTTTTGCCAATGCCCCATTTCAAGAAGGCATTCAGGCCCTATTCTCCTCCGCTCCTATCATTGCCGCAGGCGCATTAACAGGTGGTGCTGGTGCTGTCCCATTGACTGCCGCCCGTGCAGGTCTTGCCGCCCGTGCGGCACAGGCTGGACGAGTCGCTACAAGCGGCACAGGGGTTGGTGCGGCCATGGGCCTGGGTGGTCAAAAGGGTCAGGACTACGAGACAGTCAAACGGGAACTGATGAACCGTGGCATGCCAGAACCCGAAGCAGAGGCCAAGGCTCAAGAGGCGGCGGCTTACAGTCTTCAGAACCTACCCCGTCAAGCAGTTGCCGCTGGTGCTGGCGCATTAGAAGGCCGTTACGGTGTTGAGGGTGCGCTGTCCAATCTGATAAAGAATCGTGCAGTGGCTTCCGCTGCCGGTAAACCGTTTACACCAGAGCTGCCCCCAGGCTACGGTAAGGCCGCAGTTTCATCAATATTCGGTGAGATGATCCCTGAAGGTATCCAGGCCGCTACAGGGCAAGTGGGCACTAACATCGCATTGACACAAGCAGGCATACCAACTGATGCTTTAAAGGGTGTGACCAGCGCAGTGGCCCATGATGCCGCTGTTGCCGCTTTGCTTGGCACGGCAGTGACCCCGTTCCAGAAAATCAACATGGTGCGGGAGTTCAATCAGACAATGATTGAAAGACAGCAGAAGGCGATTGAGGAAGATGCCAAGAGGCGGGAAGAGTTTGAGCGCAAGAGGCAGGAAGAAATTGCCAAGACCCGCCAAGAGTTGGGCATAGAAGAAAAGCCGCCATTGCTTCTGGAATCAGACCTGTACCTGGATGAAAAGACAGGGGAACTCAAGTCCAAAACCAAGCTGGATGCCGCAGCGCCCGTCACCGATCCATTGATTAACCCATTGGGTAACTTAACCAAGGACGAACTTGGTCAGGCTATTGGTGTGCCCGATGTTTACAGGTTTGTAGACAATTACCGCCGAAAAAACAACTTACCTAAGCTTGAAACTTATTCCATTGAAGACCTGAAGGATGCCCAGCCGGGATTGGCAGAGGTCGGGGAGAAGGGTTCGCTTGAGTCAATCCTGACGTTTAAAACAGGATACGAAGCCAACACACCAATATCTGCCGACAATGTTTTAAACATTGCGCTACATAAAAATGTTGAGACAGGAACCAAAGGGTGGAATGACTTCTTGGCCCGAACAACAGGCAACAACTCCCTAGACACCATGTCTGGCCCTGAGTTGCTTGCAGTCTCACAGGCTTTAAACAGATTGCCTGACCCGAAACCAGAATCTGCGCCCATCATTCTGCCCGAAGGCACTAACGCCAAACTGTTTAAACAAAGCCAATACGACAGCGCAGTACGGGCCGTTGATACGGCTCTGTCCGGTCAGGGCTTGTCTTTGACCCCTGGGCCAATGACTGAGCAGGCTACGCTGGACGTAATTAAACAGGCCACTGGCCTGACCTTGGATAAGCATGCCAAGGCCATCTTGGACACCGCAGTCAAGCAAGGTGACTTTGACCTGGAGATGACTCCACGGTACGAGGTCACTGACCCAGCCACTGGTGTCAGAGTTGGTGATCTGTACGAAACCCGCAAGGAAGCGCAGGCCGCTGCCAAGCCCAAAGGTTTAAACGTCAATGAAATAACGGAAAGCGCAGTCGTTGCGCCCAAGACCGCCACCGTCCTGCCTGATGAGTTTGACATCCAAGAGGGTGAGTTCAAAACCGGCGAAACGCCCGAAAGCTTTGACATCATGGCCGGGAATACGGTTCTTGCCAATACAACGTCTTACGAAGATGCCGCAGGAAGAATTGAAGGCTTTACCAAAATAAGAAAGCGGATGGCTGACCAAGCGTTAGCCAGGGTTACAAAACTGCAAGAAGAAATTGCTAACAGTCAGAGTGACCTTGAGCAAATGGAGGCCAGGGGCGAGGCAAACACCCAAGAGTACATTAATGCCCGTGGCGCTCATGCAAAACTGCTTAAAGAGCAGGAAGTCAAAACAAACGAAGCATTTGACGAGGCAGATAAATATAACCCGGAGACAAATCCGATCTCCATCAAGCCCCGCAAGTTAGCTCCTGTTCGCCGCAGGGGCCTAACTGTACTTCAGAAGGGAATCCCTTCTGCTACCTTCCCCACCCGGACAGCCGCAGAAGAGCACATCATCGCCAACATGTCCGATCAGCAACTCAAGAAGCTGACCAAGACTGAGGGCCGCAGGACATTAGCAAAACGGGCGCTGGCCGAGTTGCAGGCCCGTGAGGACAAGAAGGCCGGGATCACCAAAGGCATTGCGGTCAAACGCTCTGAGGTTGAGGGAGAGCCAGAGGTTTCCCAGGAGGTTAAAGACAAAATTGCCGAACTGGAGAAGTTTTTGCTCCCAGCCTTGCGTAAGCTGGGTTTAAACGATGTTGCCCTGAAGATTGAGCAATCCATCGCAGGCGGTAGGGCAGGAGGCTCCTACTACAAGAGCCTGATCAAGATTGCCATGGACGAGGAGAATCCTCTGTTGACCATGCGCCATGAGGCGTTGCATGCGCTGAAGGCTCTAGGGTTCTTCACACCACAGCAATGGGCCACCCTTGAGCGTAAAGCCCGGACAGAATGGGTGAACAAGTACCTGCTTCAGCGTAACGCTGATGGAAAGCCAATCAAGCCCAATGAGGCATCCCGTTACGATGCTTACGAGCGCATCAACATTATTGAGCCAACCGTTTGGAATCGGGAGAACCCTGATAAGCCCCAGAGAACGGTCATGTCCCAAGCGGACTTCATGGACTTGATTATTGAGGAAGCAATTGCCGATGCGTTTGCCGACTTCACTGTAAACAAACCCCCACCTGGGATGATCGCTGCGCTGATGCAGCGTTTAAACAAATTCTTTGAAGCTCTGCGTAATGCCATGGCTGGCGCTGGGTTCCAGACAGTGGATGACATCTTTGGCAAGGTTGAGGCCGGTGAGTTGAAAGCCCTGGGTCAAGGCCCTGCTGAAGCCAAAACAAAGCTTTCGGTGACTGCCGAGAAGATTGAAGAAGTTGATCCCAAAGACGTTGGCAATATTGTCACCAATAGCGCATACAAAGATGCCGGTATTAATGTACTAGGCTCCCAGATTGAAAAAACTTCAAAGCCATTGGAAGTTGATGATGTTGGCAAATTGTTTGACGATGCGTATATGGCAGAGTTTGGCAAAGCTGGAGATTGGCGCAACCCCGTTGATTTTAAACGTGCTGTAGTGCAGGCTGTAGATGAGCTTAAAGTCCAAATGCAGCAGGCAAAATCTGGTCTAGATTGGTATGACGAGGATGTTGCTGAAGCGTTTAAACTTACCCAGCGTTACATACCAAGTTTAAAAAATCCTGAAAAGCGTGCTTTGTTTTCGGTTATTGCAGGGATCATGTCCCCTAGCACTAACGCAAGAGACAACTGGGTAATTGCCGCCCAAGCCTATCAGCACTATGAAAAAACAGGAACTTTGCCTGGAACCAATCCTGCAACAGGTGGGCTTTGGATGGGTGGCCTGGAATCGGCCAACAAGAAAAAGCAATTGGACATGCTTAACGCAATGCTTCAACCAAAATCAAAAATTCAAATCGGTGGCGGTGGTTTAGGCGAGAAGGGCGCTATTGAATGGTTGCAGGGTGTGCATACAGTTGCAGAAATCAACCAATTCAGAGCCAAATACGGCGGCATGGGCAAGTCTAGTACTGGTGGCAAAGCAACAGATATTCTGCCCGGTTTCACCGCCTTTGGCCCAAAGGTTGGGCCATTCGTTATGAACATAAATGGTATACACGAAGTAACTGTTGATGTGTGGATGACACGCACCTTCAATAGATATTTTGGACAAATGATGGGGCCTGATGGTAAGATGGTTCGTGCCCCAACAGAACCACAACGTGTTGCAATTAAAAACCTTGCAGTTTTAGCAGCGCAGCAACTTGGCATCAAGCCTTACCAAGTGCAGTCAATGCTTTGGTTCATGGAGCAGCAAATATTTAACAAGCTTGGAACAGGAGCGAAAAGCTATGGGTTCAGTGACGGGGCAACCAAGTTCAGCGAAACGCAGGGAGGAGTTGGAGTATCAAAAGTGCCTCCTGCAAACATCGGCGCTAATGCGACTGCGAACAAACCAACCAGAAAGCAAGCTGTCGGATCTGGCGTTCAAGCGGGTAAACTCTCAGTTAGATCAACTGGACAAGAAGTAACAGATGAAAACATACGATCTGCAAAACCTACCGTTCGACCCAGCGGTGGAGGCAATGAAAAAATCAACTACGGGCCGAAGTACTCCCTCAGAGGGGACATCCGATCTTATAGAGCAGGTGATGAAGAGACACCAACTCACACGGCAAGAAGCCTTGGAGATGCTGGAGGCGTTCGGGTCTTAGGCGCAAAGCCTATAACGCAGTACACCCCTGCTAACTCATTCAAAGGTATTGTTAGCCAATACGGGTATCAATCCCCTGCGTTTTATGAAATCAGCGGCAAAGACGCTGATGTGTACGAGCAAGCAATACAAGACGCAAAAAATTCCAGCCCTTATGGTGCGGCTGTCTACGTCTACCCCGTAGATGAATACGCAAACATGCGCCTCTTTTTGACAGAAGATGGCAAGTCTGGATTTGCCCTAAAAGGCGATGACATCGTTTCAGTCTTCTCTGGGCCACCACACAAAGGCTCTGTCAATTCTTCAATTCAACTGGCCGTCCAAGAAGGTGGCAGAAGGCTTGATGCGTTTGATACTGTACTCACAGACATCTATCATGCCAACGGTTTTCAAATTGTTGGGCGCATGAACTGGAATGAAGAGTACAAGCCTGATGATTGGGACAAACAAACATTTTCAAAATTTAACAGTGGTGAGCCTGATGTTGTTTACATGGCCTACAACCCAGATGACAACAGAACAATATTTGAGAACCCAGGTGAATATTTTGATGACCCTGATGAGCTTGCACAAGCTCAAAGGGACGCTGTAAACGCATACTACAACGAAGGAACTGGCTATGGATCTGCACAGCAAGCTGAAGCGTCTAGAAGACTCAAAGCCCAAACGGGAACAGTTTCAAGGCAAAGAGGAGTTCGAAGAGGCGTACAACTACTGGATGAACAGACAAGGGCAAAGTATCCCGGTCTTGAGGAACCTGTTAAAGGGTTACCAGCAACGGTAAAGGTTGACGGCGTTGATGTGACGTTTGGCCCCTACATTCCCGCACGGGAGGCGGCGGTTTTGTACGCTGAAGAGTCTGGTCTGCCTTACCGACAGCAATCAAGCTATCACAAGCTTGACCCAGAGTTCTCCAAAATGCTGGCAAGTTCTTATGCCCGGATGATTGATGAGCCGAATGCTCCTCAAGTCAAGGCCGCATACAAAGCATGGGCAGATGAAACTATTGCCCAGTACAAAGCAATGCTCAAGACGGGCATCACGGTTGAGTTTTTTCCGGATGCCATAGACACCTACGGCAACCCAAGAAATTCCATACTGGATGTTTTAAACAACAACCATCTGTATGTGTTCCCTGCTGATGGCGGGTTTGGCAAAGACGCAATCACTGACGAGCAGATAAGGAGCAATCCTGCGCTGGCATTGACCGACATCGTTATTTCTGGCCGCAGGGCCAGGGTGGTCGAGGTGTTCCGTGCTACACATGATTTCTACGGTCATATCAAAGAAGGCTTTGGCTTCCGTGCCGAAGGTGAAGAGAACGCATTCCAATCGCATGTAAGAATGTATTCTCCTTTGGCCGCACGGGCCATGACAGCAGGAACCCGTGGACAAAACTCTGAGGTGAACTTTGGCCCCAATGCTGACTTCAACAAAACAGCATCTGGCAAGGACACAAAATACGCAGATCAAAAGATTGGTTTATTGCCTGAATGGGCATCGACCATGGAGATTGAGCCTGACATAGTCGCAGAACCTGCGTCTGTAGTAACGGGCAAAGGTGTTGTTTTAGGAACCCTGCAACCTGGGGCGGCAAGCTTCAAGGGCGCTCACTATGGAAACGCCAAGGTAAACACCCTCAATGGCGACAAGTATGGCACTGGCATCCGTGGCGCAGAAAGCAAACGGCTGGCCCAAAGCAATGACGAGCGCATCAATCGCCGGGTTTATTTCTATACCCAAAAACCAGACGGAACCATGCCTATACCGGAAGCCGGTCTGGGTCAGTACGTTTACACGCAGCAGTTTGACAACATTCTTCCTCCGGGCGTAGAGAGCGACAGACTGTCTGATCAAGCCAAAGGCAACTCAAATGATTTTGAATCATTGGTTGTAGACGCTGGCTACGATGGATATGCCATTCCAAATATGGGCATGATGGTTATCCTGAACCACAACGCACCTGTTGAATACCGGGGAACCCGTGTTGAAATGGCAGAGCGGGGCGAGAAGTTAAGCGTCCGTCCCCCGCCCTTGATTGGTCGGATATCCCCCAACACACCAGAATTTAAACGCTTCTTTGACGGCAGCAAGGCCATCAACGATGACGGCTCACCAAGACTGATGTTCCACGGAACAGTGGAAACGCCGGGTGAAGAGGGTAATTTATTCAGCGCCTTCAACCTGTCTGATGATGGAAAGCTTGGATCTGGCGTTTACACAACCTCTGTGCCGGTCTATGCAGAAACATTTGGGTTCTCCCAGCCTGCGCTGATGCCCCTGTACTTGTCGGCCAAGAACCCCTACAACATCGATCTAGGGGACTTCCCAACCCGGATGAAGGGTGGCAACCTTGTCCTGACGGACGAGGCATTCAATGCCTTAGAAACGCAGATGAAAGAGGCCGCCACCAAGCTGTCAGGTAAACGCCTGATGGACTTGGAGGGTAGTCAAGTAAGGAAGATGTTTGAGAAGGCTGGCTATGATTCCATCATTGCCAAGGACAGCTTTGGCAACATCATCGAAGCCCTTGCGTTTAAACCTGAACAGGTTAAGTCAGCCACCGGCAATGTGGGAACCTTTGACCCCACCAACCCCGACATCCGCTACAGCCTGCGTGCCCCGGACACCAAAGAGTTTAAACAATGGTTTGGCAGCAGCAAGGTTGTCAATGCTGATGGCACACCTAGGGTTGTGTACCACGGAACAACAAAAGATTTTGATACTCCTAAAACTACATATAAAAGGGAAGAGTATGCAAAATTTGGTTTCCATGTTGGCACAGAAGAAGCCGCCAACACACGCTTGGTTCAAACAGAAGGTTTAAACGCTAAGGGCGCTAACATCATGCCCGTGTATGTAAAGGCTGAAAATCCTTTGCGTATAGATGAAAACCGCCTTGGTCGATGGGGTATTGATGACATCATGTCAGAGGTGATGGAGAAGGCCGATAAGGGTGAAATTGATGGCATTAGCCCTGATGCTATAGAAGATTTCTTTAACGACAGATTTGATATTGAAGCTGAGGTTGGGGTTGAAGACAATCTTGCAGAACCAAGAGTTTGGCAAGATGAGGATATGTGGATGCCGGGAGAGCGATCTAATTACCTAAAGGTATTTTTGCAACAGTTGGGCTATGACAGCATTGTTTACAACAATGAATTTGAAGGTGGTGGTGACAGCTACATTTTGCTAGATCCAAGGCAAGTTAAATCTGCCACAGGCAACAAAGGTACATACAATCCTGAAAATCCCGACATTCGTCTGAGCGTCCGCAACATCATCGGTGACCAGAAGGTCATTGATGCTTACCTGTCTAAGACCACGGCACGGGAAGAGAAGGGCCATGCGGCCCGTATGCTGGAGGCTATCACCCCGCCCACATACACATCTCTGCGCCAGATGTTCCTGAATCAGTACGACTCACTGGCCCGGTTGGATAACCGCTATGCCAAGGCCAAGGGCATCGTGCGCCTGATGGCTGACTCCAGTGCAGAAGCGGCGGCGTTGATGTCTGACATGGCCGCTGGTGTGGCCGCACGGGTTATCGGTATGGGTGGTAGCCCCGGTGGTGCTCCCGTGTACCGCAATGGCGCTACCTACATCGACAACAAGAATGGCACGATCAAAGGCCCCGCAGAAATCTTTGCGCCCCTGGCAAAGCGTAACGACCCTGAGATATACCAAGCCTATCAATACTGGGCTGGTGTACAGCGTGGGTCACGCTACATGCAGAACCCCAACGGAACCTACGAGGAAAAGCTATTTAACGACCCAAGCGACATTGCCTACGCAAATCACCTGCTGGACAAGTTTCCTGAGTTTAAACAGGTACAGGCCGATTGGAATGTTTACAACGATGGGCTTGTGGACTACATGGTCAGCACGGGTGTTATTTCCAAGCAAGCTGGAGCGGAATTCAAGAAGCACGGGGATTACATCCCCTTCTACCGTCAGCTTGAGGGTGAGGAAACCATTGGCCCGAAGGTGTTCCAGAACATCTCTGGGGTCAAGCCTCCCAAAAAGGCAAAGGGTGGCGAGGCTCCATTGGCCGACTTCCTTGAGACGGTTGTAAGGAACACGCAAGCCGCCATTCAGTCGGGAATGAAGAACGCCGCCGCCGTCAGGACTGTGGACATGCTGGGTGAGTTGGGTGAAACAACCAAGATCCCCAAGCCCTCAGGCATCAACACTGTGTCCCTCCTGCGGGACGGTAAGGTTGAGCATTACCATGTAAACGACCCGCTGCTGGTGGATAGCCTGAAGAGTTTAAACCTCGCCAAGCTACCCGGCCTGGGGTTCCTGTCAGGCCCTGCCAATCTTCTGCGTTCTCTGGTGACCAAAGACCCAGGGTTCATGCTTGCCAACTTGATGCGTGACTCCATGTCTGCATGGGTGACCAGCGGTCAGAACTTCAAGCCCGGTATTGACACCATCCGTTACTTTGGCAAAGCACTGGCCGGGAACTCACCAGAGGTTGAGGCCCTGCTGAACTTTGGCATGGGTGGGTACGAGTTCTCCAAGGGCGTGGAACAGAGTGGCCGGGACTTGGCCGATACCCTGAAAAAGAAAACTCAAGGCCCACGCACGTTTGGTCAGAAAGTCCTCAATGTCGGCCCATCCATTTGGGAAGCCCTAGAAAAAGGCACAACCGCATCCGACATGGCAACCAGAGCGGCCATCTACAAGAAGGTTATGGAAGAAACTGGCAACGAGACTGAGGCCCTGATGCGTGCCCTTGAGGTGATGAACTTCAACCGCAGAGGAAACTCAGTTGTGGTGCGTATAGCCACAGCCGCCATTCCCTTCTTTAACGCCCGTATGCAGGGCCTGGATGTGCTGTACCGGGCAGGTATACGCCCGTACATTCAGGGCAAGGATGCATCGGACTACGAGAAGCAGGTTGCCAAGACCTTTGCCATCCGTGGTCTGACCATGATGGCCGTGTCATCCCTGTACTGGGCCATGACCCATGATGATGATGAGTACCTCGCTCAAGAGCAGGAAACACGGGACAACAACTGGCTGTTGCCCAGCCTTGGCATGCGGGTTCCAATCCCGTTTGAGGTGGGTGTGTTGTTTAAAGTCATACCAGAACGGTTGTTGGAACTCAGCTTTGGCAACGACACGGGCAAGGACTTCAGCGAAGCAATGGTTCGCAACATCAAGAGCAGTCTGTTCATGGACTTGATGCCCCAGACGATCAAGCCCATCTACGAGGTCACCACCAACTACAACTTCTACACCCGCCGCCCCATTGTGGGACAGGGCGCAGAAGGCTTGGCCTCCGTTTATGAGGTGGGGCCTGGGACATCGTCCTTTGCAGAAGGCATCGGCAAGATGCTGGGCTTTTCCCCACTCAAAGTTGACCACCTGATCAAGGCTTACACCGGAACCATTGGGATGTACGCCGTAGACACTATTGATTTGGTCATTGACGCAAACAGTGATGTGCCCAAGGCCACCAAGCGGTTTGAGCAAATGCCGTTCATCAAACGGTTTGCCCTTGATGCAGAGGCCCGTGGGAAGGTCACGGCCTACTACGATCTGAAGAACTCAGTGGATGAGGTTGTCCGCACCGTCAATCACCTGGAGAAGGCCGGGAACTATGAGGAGATGGGCGAGTACATGCAGGACAACATGCGTATCCTGGCATCCAAGGATTACATCTCTGCGCTTGAGAAGGAAATGAAATCATTCCGGGAGGTGGCATCCATGATCCGCAACAGCAGGATGAGCGGGGACGAAAAGCGGGATGCCCTGCTTGCCGTCACCCAGGCTCAGAATAAACTGACCGGGAACATTCAGGAAATCAAGAAGATGATAGCTTCAGGTGATTGAACTCAAACAACCACCCAATCGTCTTCCGGTGAGCCTCATCCCAGGCGTTTAAACGCATCTCCTTGGACATCGACTTACCCTGGTCGATTTCCATATGGCAGTGGTAGCAGAGGGCCGCAATGCGGTAATCGTGGGCCTTCAACCCCCTGCCCTTGCCGTCCCGTAGCTGGTTGGAGTGAGCGGCCACTATCGTGCCATCCTTGACTCCGCATAGCTGACAGGGCGACTCCCGGACAATTTCAAGGAGTTTTTGGTTACGGTACATCATGGGTTCTTTTTGGGTCTGCCCCGCCGCCTGTGTTTATCTCTTGGGGCGCTGGTAGGTTGCTCAAGGGTATTGAAGCGGTGTTCGTTGAAGCACTCCCGGATTCTGTTTACACGGGACTCTACCTTGCGCTCACTTCGTACAACCACCGTTTCAACTCCACATTGAGGACATTTCATTTCTTCTCCTGTTTAAACTGACACTGCTTCAGTTTGCATGGGTTTGCGCCGTTTGATTGCATCATCCATTTGCTCAAGCAATTCCACCAAATCTGAATCTAGCAGATGTAGCTTGCCCTTCCATCTGGCAATGGTCAGTTCAATATCGTGTATAAGTTCAGCCTTCATATACTCATCGTTTAAAACATTGAGCGTGAGCCTATACCCGCCACCACTTTCTCTGTCTGATGGCAAGCTGACAAATGCCCGAATGTGAGACGGGGAACGATCAAGCAATGTGATTCGGCATCTTTGAATTAACGACCTTGCCTGATCCTTGCGGAATTGTCTTGCCGCTTCGTTATCGTCCCATTCAAAGTGCTTGTGTAGCACACAGCTTTCGTCCTTTGCCGCTTCAATTACATCGTCAACCATCAACACGCCATTGTTCTGTCGTGCCATCTGTTCCAAAAAATCTTTTTCGTCTTTCATGTTTTTCCTTGTTAAAAATGCCTGCTGTACCCAACCGATACTTACCCAATCGATCCATGCCTGCCTTACCAAACTCCACCACACCTCAACGCACCTTGCCACGCCTGCCTTTCATTACCCGGCCTTGCCCAGCCGATCCTTGCTAGACCCATCCACGCCTGCCTCACTCCGCCATGCCCCGCCTATCCTGGCTACGCCTGCCATGACTAACCTCATCGAACCTTACCTCGCCATGCCTGCCGTGCCCTGCCGCACCGAACCTTTCCTGGCCTGTCCGTGCCGTGCCTGCCCTGCCGTGCCCCACTATGCCTTGCCTCGCCCAGCCTGCCTGAACGCACCTTGCTTTACCCAGCCGTTCCTCGCCTTGCCTGCCTTGCCTAAACCTTCAGCGCCGAACCAAACCTCGCCCCGCCTCGCCTGCCAAAATGGGCCGAACCGCACCGTGCCAAACCGAAACGCTCCTAGCCCAGCCTGCCTTGTTTAAACAAAACTCTTTGATTCGCCCAAAATAGAAAACTTTTTGCGAACTTCTTGTTCACGATCAGAAGAAACTACTTGGAACAAACCAAACCCACAGCCAGCACTGGACTTACTATCAGGACGGCCAGCACCAATGCCCACTTGCAGACCGCATCGGCTCAACAGATTTAGCACATCAACAGTCTTGAACTGATCCATATCAAATCGAACCCGAACCTTGCATGCCCATTCGCTATACATTGGGCGTGACCGGACATCGACCACGCCAGTGGCATTTCTTGTGTGGGCCGTGTAGGTTTTGCTCTCACCATAAACACGAACTAAAGGGATGCCGTCTTGTGCATCGTATCCATCAGCCTCAATGAAGGTAGACAACTTGGCAAGGGTCATCTTGAATCCAACCAATCGGCATGCAGAGATCATGGCGCAACGGAATGCGGCGGCATTCATTCCCTCCCACCCTTCGTGACTGCGATACCGGGCATCCTCTGCCTCTTTCTCATAGTCCCTTGCGTCCCGAACCTTTCTGTTTCCAGCGGACTTGCCTTCGGCCATCTTTGCCATGAGTTCAGCTTTTTTGCTGAACCGCTCAATCACCAGCGGGGCAACACCCTCAATGATGAAATCAACAGTTGCAAACTTAGGTGGTGAAATAACGCAGTTTTCGTTGTGCGATACACCAGGGATATTTTCTCGTTTCATTGTTCACTCCAAAAAAAATTATTGTTTAAACCTCGGGTTGCGTGCATTTGTGTTCGTTGGCTGTACTCCTGTTTTGAAAAAATAAATTGCATTTGGTGCAACGCCATGTCTGACCGCTTGTGACTTTTGTGCTGTCACCTGACTCCCTTGTCTGCCATGTGCGGACAGGCTCAATCACGCCGCACCCCGCATCTCCCAGCCCAGCAGGAAATAGTTCCATCTGGTCTGCATGGCGGCGTTTACATACCTGCCTTTCTCCATCTTGAAGTCGGTGTCGATGTAGCCTCTGCTTCGCATCACTGCGTGGAATATTTTTTCTGGTCTCATTTGCGCCCTTGTGCCAAGATTGTGCAAATTGCGGTGCTTGCGGCGTGACCATCCAGCGCACAAGTCACGACCATCGGGTCTGCACCGTTGCTCACGGCCTTGTCCCACTTGTCAAGCTTGTGCCACGCCAAGACTGTGGCACACGAAATGCCTCCCATGAGGAACGCCAGCACCATGCCCCAGATGCCAAGCCAAAACTTCTGATCACTGTCCATTCTGCTTCTCCTTAATTGTTTCTACCAAAATATCAAACCATTCTTGCGTGCTCTTGCCTTTGCCCAGCCCCTCCATCGGGCTGATCGCAGGGCGCAGTTCCTTGATGAGTTGCAGGATTGTTTGAAACCCATCTTTAACCCCTTGGTCATAGCTTTCCATGAGCAGCTTGGTGAGTTCTTCTTTTGCGTTCATGCGTTCTTCTCCTTGAGTTTGGCTTCGGTTAAATCAAAAATACTGCCCTCTGATCTCAAAATCGTATCTCGCTCATCTTCCGTTAGCCCTACCCACACACGTTTTGGTTTAATAAGTTCTTCCTTTGCAAAAGTCATGGCTTGCCCCAGCTTCTTGACAAGTACATCTTCGATCAATGGCACTATGATCTCTTGCAGATATTCACGCAACGCATCTTCTTGTTTTGGTGTCATGTGTTGCGCTCCTTGAGTTTGCGCTCGACTGCCGCACCGTAAAACACCCAATCAGCACTCATGCAACCGCACTCAACAGCAATGTCGGTATGTTCTTTTTCTGTTAACCCAATCCATTTTGGCTTAATACAAGGCAAATTCTTTTCCTTTAATTTAGCTTCAATGGTTTGCACAAACTCCTCATCACCTGTATATGCTAAATGGATTAAGTAATCAATCTCATCGTCATTCAACCCAACCCATGTCTGCTGTGGTGGGGTGGTGTAAAGGTCTGCTTCATGCTGGAACTGTTTATCTGCTATCCAGTTAATCACACCATGACTTGCAAACGCCACAGGCTCTTGCTCTGGCTGTGCTTTGCATTGGTCACAATCGTGATTCACACAACCAATCTTTGGCTCTTGCTCTGGCCCAAGGCGCTGCACTTCACGCATGGCGTGTTCCGCCAATGCTTCTTTGATGGCGGTGATGTGTTCAAAACATTCCTGTCTGTCATATCCGTACTCATAGAAACCTTCCAACGCCTCAAGCGCTAGCTTCATGGCATCAATTTGTTGTGGTGTCATGCTTGTCCCCTTGCTCTGATGGAAACGCCAATTTGATATGCCGCACTTGATTGCATAGGCGCAGTCAAAAGTGCATTTGTATTAAATAATTGACTATCAGCAATCTTTGCACACGCCTCACGCTCTGTTGATCGCTCCTCGGCCAGTAACTTCTTTATTCTGTCGCCATACATCGACACCACAATGCTTGGAATGCCAATCTCTCTGGCTCGGTCGTACAGCTTAATGTCATCCAGCGTTAAGGTAACAGTTATCTCAGGGTGAATCATGCTTGTCCCCTTACCCGAATCGCTTGGGCGTTTGATTGCAACAGGCTACGCATGATGTGGCTTTCACACGCCATAGCGTTTGCGTCAAGGATGGCGGCGCATGCTTCACGCTCGGCCAAGACTGCTTCATCAATCGATATTTGCACCAAGCCCAACAGGTCTGATGCAAATTTTTTAGCTGTAATTGGTTTGTTCATTTCACCCCTCCTTAATGTTGATTAACCAAAGGGCTTGCCATGACCTTGACCCCGTCAAGATAGCCTTCGTCATAAGCCTTGGCAACAGCTTCTTTGCGTACACTGTCTGGCTGGTTTATAGCCGTGTAAACACCGTTCTCCCAGGCAATTTCACACATTGCTTTGCAGTGGTCTTCCCAGCTTCTAACCCTTGGAATGTTCCCCTCTTCATGCCACCATCGTTCAAACGCATCATTCATGCTTTGCCTCCATACCATCCATCAACATACATATCGTAGAAGCCCCATGCAAGCAACCACTTCCAACTTAGTTCCTGGTTGCGGGGGTAGGTGATCTTTGCCATCATTAGGCAAGCGCCTTTTCCTGGTGGTGCTTTCATTTATCGCCCCTCAGTTGTTTCTGTTGAATATCAAACGCTTCTTTCCACTTCTGGTACTTGAGCGCACAGGCTTCGCAGTCACACTCCCAGGTAAATTCATCGGGGTCAGCAATGCTGCCCTCTTTCTTGATGGGCGCTAGGCCAAAGCCAAACTTGAAGTCGCTCATGTCTTATCCACCTCTCCGTACATGAGACAAGAGCCAAGCCAAGTCACCACCCCTAAAAACACAATAGGCCAAGCCAACCAAGGCGGCAAAAACTCAAGCGCCGCTCCAACGACAAATGGCGTGAAGACTATGTACAGGTGTAAACGCAGTTTTTTGCTCATGGTTGGTTCTCCAGTTGTGGTTGAGGTAGCTTGTCAATGAATGCCTGACCCATGCGAATACTGTCTGCGTTCCAAATATCCATGTCGTTAAGAAACGCCTCCTCCATTTGTCCGTGGCAGTACACACGAAACCGCTTTTGGTATGTGTTGATGTCATATTCGGACTCCATGCGCTCCACTGGCGTGTTGCAGATGGCGCATAGCGGCACACCATGCAAAGCCAAATCAAATTTATTCTGTGCGGAGATGTTCATCGCTTCATCCCCCGGATGTATGCAACAAAGCTCTGCACCGTGTCACGACCGAACGGCAAAGTGAACTTTGTCTCCAACTCCACAGCCACCTCCTCCAGCGTGTCGTTGCGGTGCAGGTGGACAAACTCTGCGGGGTGGCTATGCACATCCATGTGTGCGATCTGCTTCTTGCGCCAGCCGCTGGTGTGTTCCCATTGGCCCTGCTTCAAGGCCAACTGTTCAAACGCTTCGTCTTCCGGGTCTTTCATGTTCTCTCCTGTGGTTTTGCGTGTAATACGGCTTCAAGGTATCTCAGTTCAGTGGCATTCATGATGCGCCCATGCTCCTGTTTAAATTGATGCAACACTTGACCTAGCCGAATTGAACGATTAAACAATTCACCTACGTCAGCACATCCAGTTGCTTTTATCAGGGCTTCAATTTTTGGGCTCATGCTCGCTCCTTCATCCGTTGCATCCGCTCCAGCCTCTTGTGGTGCGCCGTTACATACACGACATATTCCATGTCTGATCGAACACCATCCCAGTAAGTGCCCTCTGCTCTTGCTGGCTTATCCATAACGCCGTTGTCGGCATCCTGTCTGGCCTTGGCTTCGATGACACGCATCCGTGCATCCCCTACAATTTCCTTGGCGGTGTCGATGTCAAAACTCTTGGGGGTCATGTGTTCTTCTCCTTGGGTGAACCCCATTCATCTACATCACCCCATGACGCAAACAGCGCATGGACTTTCTTATCCACTGCGGGATACCAAAAGCGCACACCGCTGGCAGTCACGACAAACCTAATCAGGTCGCCGTAGTCATCGGTGATAAACCATATCTTTCTCATCTATCCCTCCGATCTTTCTCGTCCATCCAGAACCACAGGTGCATCAGCCCAACAAACACAAGACCGCAGACAATGAACCCAATGCCACCCAACAGAATCGTTGTCAGAATCGTTTCCATCATTCCTCCCCGCATTCGTTTAAAGCCGTATTGGTCAAGTCCCTGACCAGCGCCAGCACCATCAATGGGTCGGCATCATGTTTGAAGTAGCTACGCACCGTTAGTTGAATGTCGATCAATGCGCCAACTGCCTTTGACCCGTTTAAAGCATGACGCAGTTTGTCCTGATCTTCCGGGTAGGTGAACTCAAGAACTGCTTTCATTCTTGTTCCTTACAATTGGTGTCCAACCAAACCTTGCCCACGTTGCCCGGACATCAGTAGCCGCAGAGGGTGTGTATTTAAACGCAGGGTCAAGAATGCTCTTGGGCCTATAAGTCGTGGCAGGTGGCACGGCCTTCAGTTTTGTCTTCATGCTGTCTCCTTTGGATTCCAATCCATTTGTTTACCAACCCAGAAGCCATGGGCGTTTACACACATTCCCTTGGCCTCCATCTCCTCCGTGGTCATGCATCTGCGGTTGATTCCAAACTGCCCAATGCGGTGCTTGTCAAAAGCAAATGTGCTGTTGAAATATTCCTTGCATCCCTGGCACTGGTTTCTATCACCCCTAAGCGGCTTCATGTGGAACCTTCGTCAGCATTTCTTTGATCAGGTCATCCTCAATGATTTCGCCAAACGATCTGCCTGACGGGAACCGCATGTTGGATGCTTGATTGGCCTTGAGTACATCGATGGCCTTGGTGATGCCATTGTTGTACCCGGTTAGATACTGCTCACCAGAGGAAACCCGCATGGTCACAGCCTCCCTCATCAGTTGCGTCATGGGGGTCTTTGTCTGAGCGGAGTACTTCTTGAGCATGGTGTATTCACCCGGTTCAAGGTATGACAGGAATGGTATTTTTTTAGAAGGGGTCATGGTCAGCTTTCCAACTTTCAAATTCTTTCAACAGGTCATCAAACAACTCCTTCGCCACCTCATTCCCGTACAACTCGGAGCGGGACACAATCCCACATCGTTTACACAGTTCTGCGGCAGCGGAATCTTCGGTTTCAAACCCTATGAATTCTTGGAAATTTGTATCCTTGCACAACATCCCAGCCCTCTGGACTTTGTTGTTGTACTGGGTGGCAGACTCATCATCTTGAATCCGAACCACGGCACATGCGTACCGTGTCCCGACAAAGTCCCGGAGGAGTTCCTCTGGGATTTCGTCAGGGTGCAGGGACAAGGTCAGGATGTACCCTGTCCTGTCCTGCTTTAGCGCAACCTTACGGGCCTCAAACTGGAGAGCCATGGCTGGTGCTCTTCATGCCAAGCTGGTTTTCCAGATAGGAAATCACAGCCTGATAGCCAACAATCTGATGCTTGAGGCTATCCACCTCCCGGTGAAGCATGATGACCTCATGGCGAATGATTGGAACACCTCTGTCCTCAATTGCAGGTAGCAAAATTTGCTTTAACTTGTAGGTGAAGTTGTGAACGTCCTGTGGTTTGACGTTAACTGCCGCACAAATTTCTGCGGTGGATGCATTGGGGTTTGATTTGACAAAGGCCCGGATGCGGCCTTGTGCTGATAGGGGGCGTGGTTTTTTCATGCTCACTCCTCAAAAGGGTACGTCATCGGCCATGTCATCAAACCCAGATGACTTTGCCACAGGTTTTGCAGAGTCGGCTACCTTGCGCTTGATGCCAATACTCAGGTAGGTCTTCCCGGCCTTTGACTGTTTCTTCCAGCCGCTGAGTTTGAAGACATGCAATCCATCCACCGTCTGGACATTTGCCATGTCCTTGAGGTTGATTGCAATTTCCCCGTAGTAGTCAGGGGACAGTTGGGACATCTTTGATTCGGCGGCCATGAGGCGACCAGCATCGGCTTTTTGTTTAAACGGTTCCATCAGTCTTTTCCTTTTCGTTAAAGTTTTTCTTCACGTTGGTGAAGTGAGCCAAGACCTTCTTGTAAAGGTCGTTATGTGAGCGTTTGAGGTCATCCAGTTGGCCTTGGTTGGCCTTCCAGTAGGACTTCAATGCGCCCATATCCTTGCAAATATCACAGTACTTGATCATCCCGTCAGCAAACAGTTCCTTGTTTGCAAGGTCTGCATCCCCGGTTTCCACGGCCTTTTCGATGGCCTTGGTTACCATGGCCTCAACCTCTGCTGTATCGGCCTTTGTGATGACCTCTGCGTCCTGCATCGGGAGATCATCTCCGCTGTAGATGTACAGGCCAAGTCCGTGCAGGGCCAGCGCCTTGGTCATGCAACGCATGATGGCGGTGTTGACCTCAAAGGCATTGGGAGCCGGGATGGGCTGGTTGCGGTGGTTCATCACCGGGAGCATGCAGGTCATTGGCTTTTCAAACATGGTGACGGTTACCCACACCAAGCCCGTGCCGTTTACATCCATATACGCCTTGCCATCAAAGGCATGCACATTGAATGAGGCGGCGGGGTCAGCCTTCAAAGCCTCTGCCCATGCCCATGCCCATGACAGGTAGGTCAGACCATTCTTCTTTTCGGTATGGTCGTTGACGTTCAGTTTCAGCAGGTCAATTACGTTCATTGATTTCTCCTTGGTATTGTTTACACCACTGGGCGACTGAGCAGTAGTTGCCTGTGCATCGCTTGGGTTCGGCGGGTCGTTCTTCGACATATCCTTTTTCCTTCACAGCCAGTTCATCGGCCTCTTCACGGGTTTCAAATAAACGGATGGCTGTTTTGCGGCCTTCACGTTTCACGGCAAAGACGGGGGTTGATTTCCATCTTTCTTCATCGGAGCAGAACGGAAGTTCTTCCCCAAAGTCATGGGACACCTTGGCGTTGCGGTGCATCTCAAGGCGTTCCCGGATATAGGTTTCGGTGGTGACTGCGTCCCACAGGGGGATGTCAACCATGTCAATGGATGCCCGTGGGTATCCCTCTTTGACCTGTCTGCGGTTGAAGTCCCGAATGAAAGCGCAGATCTGAAGCTTGATGACCTTCTTGCGCTTGACGGTTTCAACCAGCCATTTGTAAATGTTCAACTGCTGTTGCCATTCAATCTTTTCCTGCATGAAAGCCCAGGCGCTGGTGAACTTGTAATCGGTGATGACAACCCCTTCCGGGGTTTCCTCTTGCAGGTCAATGGCCCCGCTGATGGTCACGCCATCCACATTCACGAACAGGCGTTCCTCATTGATGTGCTTGTCGTTCACTGCGTTTTCCATGTTGATATGGATGCCCTTGCCAATGAACTGCCAACCCAGGTCAGTCACATCCACCTCAATCACATCATCGTATTGTTCTCGCAACCTTCTCACTCGGGGTGGACTCATCAACTCTGTGACGCTATACTGGGATGCGCCCTTTGAGTATGTATCTTTTGACACCAATGAGACGAGGGGCGCTGGTAAACCGTACTTGTTGGTAATCTTCATTTGCTCTCCAAAGGTTCGTTATGACATTACAACGCAATGATAGCGATAGTGTTGACAGCTTGCAAGCACTTTCTCAAATTATTTTTGGTGAGCCTGCCAGCAAGGCCAACTCAAGGAGGCTTGTTCACTTTGGCGGCATGTCCCGACTGATCAAGTCAGCCAAGGCTTTGAGCTATTCGGATGTGTTTAAACAGCAGTGCAGGCCATTGGCGAAGCTGATGGAGGGGGATCTGCGTGTGACCATGTGGATCTTCTATGCCAGCCGCAGACCAGACCTGGACGAGTCGTTGATCTTGGACTTGATGCAGGGCCTTATATATGCCAATGATCGGCAGGTGAAGGAGCGGCATACCTATTGGGGCCTTGACCCCGATAAACCACGCACAGAGATCCTTGTGGAATGCATTCCGGAGGTGGCTCCAAAAAAAAGCCCCACCGGGCAGGGCAGGGCTAAATCCAGGAGGAACATCTGAAGGCCCCAGTTTACACGGAAAAACTACAGGCAGCGAAAACACTGCTGTAGGTCATGTTTAAATTTCTTAAGGAGCAGGCAATGCTGAAAGCGGACGGATTTGACGAGGCAATCATTGGACAGGCGTGTATCTGGAGAAATCAGGGTATGCATAACGTCTTGGTATATGACGCAGAAAAGATGCGATCCATCCTTATGAAGCGTGATGGCATGGAGGCCGACGAAGCCAGGGAATACATTGAGTTCAACGTTGAAGGGGCCTATGTCGGGGACGAGACTCCCGTTTACGTTTGGACTGAGGACTACCTCCCGGAGTAATGTTTAAACACACTGGTCATTTCAGATACGCATCTGGAGTACCTGTTTTTTATTTGACGTTATTTGACTGAGGCTATGCGTTTAAACGCAGGTTTACCTGGACTTCAGGACATGCAGGACATTGAAATCGATTATTTTATTTTGGTGTTTAAACGCTGTGTCATTCCAAACCGGCAGTTTCAACATACAGACACTCCGGAAACCCCTCCGAAATCTCCTCCCCCCTTATAGGGGGGGTGGAGAATTTCGGCGTGGAGTTTCTCCGAAAAGTGCCAAAACGGAGTATTTCGGCGTGCTATGTTTAAACGCATGAGAAATTTTATGGTGGCACAAGATAACTTATTCCAGTGGTAACTTGGTGGTAGGTACGTCTCGGCGGGTATAGGTACGTCTCGGCGGGTA